GCAGAGAAGAGCGTGAGCGACGCGGTCGAGCGCGCCGACGCCGCCAATAAGGCGGCTACCAAGGCCATCGCCGAGGTGAAGGCCACCGAAGCGAAGCTGTACCCAGCGGCCGAGAACATCCTCAAAGGAAAAGTCAAGGAAACTTTCGTCCACGTGGATGATGCTTTTCCCTCTAGCCTTCTGGGTATCGAGGTGGAGGGAGCCTGCAAGCAGGACGGCACGCCATCGCCGGACAACCCCGTGCCGATTGAGGTAATTGAAAATCCTATTATCCATATTTGCGGTAAGAACCTATTGAAAGTTGATGATTCAAGTGCAACCGCTAGAGGTGTTACGACAAGTTCCAAAGACGGTGTAATCACGCTTTCTGGCGTTGCGACTGAAAATGGATATAGTGGCAGCATCGCAGGTGTATATTTGCCGAATGGCGCGATTGGCCAAAAACTCGCGCTTAAGATTCATGCGATTAGCGGGACTATTCCACAGGTTAATCTACTAAACACGCGTTATAAATTGCTTCTTTATTCTACGCAATCGTCAGCTGTGCTCAATGAGCAGATTGCATATATGACGTGTAATGTCGTAAAAGGCGTAACCTATGACTGTAAGTTTTATGTGACCATTGAGGTTTACGGAGATGCCGATTCGGGCAAATATAGCCCATATAATGAAACTTCTACATCGTTCACGCTCCCAGTCGAGCATCCCTATCTAGCCAAGCTCCCCGACGGCACGGCAGACGAAATCGTGGTGGACGAAGAGGGGAATGTGGAGCTGGTGGCGCGGGTATGTGTTGATAAAAACGTGCGGGAGGTTGGTTGTTTCTTGCAAGGGAAATGGTACGAATTGCGCACGAGAATCGTGCCATACGCAAGCTCGTCGGTGCCTTCGAGCATCTACGGAAGGTACGTGCTTTGTAACACTCTTCCGTATAAAAACGCAGTGGCGAGCGGAGAGGGCATTTACCGCACCTGGAATGGCATCAACGTAAAAGACACGTCGGGCCGCACCAAAGAAGAGATTCAGGCTGAAGTGGACAAGAATGCCCCGCTTACGATTGTCGCGACTATGCCTGAGACACGCTATCCCCTAGGCAAAATCGAGATGCCCAAAGCTCAAGACAGCATCGTCAACGCATGGACGGACGCGGAAGTGACGCCGCGCACTGGCATCGAGTACACGCGCGACGTGAACATCGTCGTGGCGAACCTGGAATCGGCAATCGCATCCATCACCCAAGGTTAGGAGAAGAAAATGGCAGTTAAGAGCAAGGCGCGTCATGACCTGACGCTGCGCAGCATCAAGCGCGAGATTCAGGCCGGCCGCGACGTGGCGTTCTGGCTCGACAAGGCCTACGCACACCTTGACAGCGGGCTCTTCGACGAGGCAGATATCGCGGAGGTCGAGGAGCTAGCCGCCGCGTACTACGACGGGCTCGACAGCGCGGAGGAGCCGACCGAGCGGGAAGGCGAGTAGGGAAGGGCCCCGGCTTCGGTCGGGGCCCTTTTCCGTTATGCGCGGGCGACCATGCGTGCCGACGATTGGAGGCGGCGCATGGCGAAGGATAGCGCTCACGAGTTCTCAGACGCCGAGATTCGGGCGTTCGAGCGCGAGGTGGCGGGAGTGTACGGCGAGGCGGGCAAGACCGCCTACGCCAACCTCAAGCGCTATCTGGCGCAGTTCGAGGCCGACGATGAGAGGATGCGCGAGCGTCTCGAGGCCGGCGAGATCACCAAGGCGCAATACAGGTCTTGGCGAAGCGGGAGGATAGCGGCGGGCAGGCGCTACCGAATCGTGCTCAAGCAGTGCGCCGAGGCCATGACGCACGCGAACGTCGTCGCTGCCGCCGCCATCGAGGGCAGGCTGCCCGAGGTCTACGCCGAGAACTACAACTACGGCACGTGGCAGGTCGAGAGCGCCGCGGGCGTTGACACGGCCTACGCACTGCAGGACGCGTCAACCGTCCAGAGGCTTCTCACCGACCACGACAGCTACCTGCCAAAGCCGTCCGTCAACGTCGCCAAGGACGTGGCGTGGAACCGGCGGCTCATCGCCAACCAGATCACGCAGGGCGTGCTGCTCGGCGAATCGATACCCAAGATAGCCAGGCGCATGCAGGACGTGACGGGGGCGAACCGCGCGGCTGCGGTGCGCTTGGCGCGCACCTCGACGACGGCGGCGGAGAACGCCGGGCGCGTCGACAGCTACAGGCGCGCGCAGTCCCTCGGAATCGAGCTCAAGCAGGAGTGGCTGGCGACGCTCGACGGTCGCACGCGCTCGAGCCACAGGAAGCTCGACGGCGAGAAGGTCGAGGTCGGGGAGAAGTTCAGCAACGGGTGCCGCTATCCCGGCGACCCGGAGGCGCCGTATGCCGAGACGTGCAACTGCCGCTGCACGCTCATCGCGGCCGTCGAGGGCGTCGACTACAGCGACGGCAAGCGCTGGAGCAGGCTGCCCGAGGGCATGACCTACGAGGAGTGGAAGGCGGGCAAGCCCGCCGTCACCGGCGCCAAGCCCGCGAACCGCACAATTTCAGAGTTCATGGACATGCCCGGCACCAAGCGCAAGCTGGACGTGGCGGGCGTGTCGCCGACCGAGGCGAGGAAGAGGCTCACGGAGCAGCTCAAGGAGTACGGCATACCGTCCGGCTCGTTCCGCAAGATGAGCGCGGGGGACCAGCAGAAGGTGTTGGACGCGGCGCTGGCCCGAATTCGGCGCATCGCGGGCAAGCCCGATATGTCTGCTTCCGTCTACTCGTGCCTCAGTGGGGATCAAAGGGATGCGGTGAAAGGCATTCTCAAGCGTTCGGACAAGGCTGCCCGTAGCGTTTACCTGAAGCATGAGCGGGATTTCGTTTTGCTGAACGGCGGATGGGGCGGGACCGCCCACTACAGCCCAACGGACGGTGGCGTGAGGCTCAACCTCGAAAGAGTGTTTTCGAAAGATGGATTGAGACCCCAAGGAACGACCTGGTTCCATGAGTTCGGGCATATGATTGACAGCCTGCACGCGGACATCTCGAGGACGTACGGCGGCGGCGTGTTCGCCAAGACCATAAAGAGCGAGGTCGAAGCCTACATTGACGCAAGGCACAAGGAGATGCGCGACGGGCTTAAACGGGCAGTCAAGTCAAAGGACATCGGATGGCTCGAGTCGAACGGCTACCTCATGGAATGGCATGCTGACTACCTAAGGAGACATCCTGACAAGGTGGCCGAGGCGCTCTCGGGCCTCAAGCACACGAAGGCTGCCACATATAGCTCCGTCGCCTCCGAGATAGGGGAGATGAGCCACGCCGAAAAGGCCGACCTTTCCGACCTTTTCGGCGGGGCAACGCTGAACAAGTGCAACGATGGATGGGGCCACAGCAAGAGTTATTGGCGGCCGAAGGGAGCGTCCGAGGACTACCAGCTGGCAAGGCTTGCGCAAGAGGGCTTCGCCGAGTTCTTCAGCGCAAGCACCGCGAACCCGGAATCTCTCGCCGTCCTGCGCAAATACCTACCGGAATCGAGTAAAATATTTGACGAGATGATGAAGGAGTGGCTGTGATGGTTGCCGAATTGCATACATGGGAGCAGGTCGACAAGCTCGCGGCCAAGTTCGAGGAACGTTTCGGCTATGAGCCGACATGGTACGGCAATGTCGATGAGGTCTATGCGGCCCTCAAGGAGTCGCTCGACTCTGGCGTTCCAAAACTCGAGAGGCAGGACCCCGAAATCTGTCTCTAGCGCACGACGGCGCATCATCAAGATCGACGAGTGCCTGACGACAAGAGGTTGATATGCTCACATTGGAAGAGGCCATAAAGCCGATTCTGGAAGAGGAGGCCGTAGACGGATACGGCCCGGTGTGCGCATACGAGGGCAAATACCATTGGTTCGTCGGTTTCGGTTTCGATGGAAAGATGGCCCCGGGCGACACTCCGTATGCCATCGACAAGGAAACGGGGAGGATTGACTTCTTCCCGATTCCATTTTTCCTCAGAGGCGAGAGTCCATCCGCTATCGAGCTTGAGATGGACAAGGCCAACGAGATAAAAGTCAAATAGATCACAGTCAGCCCCGCCACGGCGGGGCTTTTTTCATGCCGCGTGACCGTGCCGCGACACTGCCCGCAGAGAGATTGAGGCAGGCATGAAAGAGCTATTCACATGTGCGAGCTGCGGCGACTGCGCCGTGAGGCTCGGTTTCGGCTTCACGTTCCCGGATACCTACATCTGCACGCAGCGCGGCGACGAGGTCGAGCCCGACGACGGCTGCACGCTCGGGTGCGCCGGCATGCCGGTGCAGGCCGTCGAGGCGTGCGAGGTGGACGTGTCCGGCCGCGTGGGCTACGGCACGGAGGTGCTGGACTGATGGCCACACCGCGAAAGGTCGGCAAGGAGAAGTGGAGCGCCAAGAACGACACGTGGACCGACCGAAACGGTGCCGTCACGGAGGGAATGAGCGCCAAGGGCTTCAAGCGCGGCACCGCCAAGGGCCTGCTTGCCTCCGACATCTCCGGCCTCGTCGAGGTGCGCGCCGACAACCGCGAGGCCATCGCCAACGCCATCGACCGCGCGCTCGTAGCCGCGCTGGAGGAGATCGGCCTCGTCGCGGAGGGCTACGCCAAGCGCGCCTGCCCGGTCGATACGGGCCGGTTGCGCAACTCCATCACCCACATCGTCGACGAGGGCACCCGGCACGTCATCATCGGCACGAACGTCGAATATGCCGCCTACGTCGAGCTGGGAACGACGCACCAGAAGCCGCAGCCCTACCTCAAGCCGGCGGCCGAGGACCACGAATCCACATACCGCTCCATCTTCCGTAAACACCTGGGCGGATAGCGCCGCGTTACGCCGTTTGGATACTCACCCTTGCCGCGAGGTATTGCGGCGCGGGCCCCGCCGAGGCAACAGGCGGGAACCCGCCCATTCCGAAGCAAGGGAGATTCTGTTGGCACTCACACGAAAGATGCTCAAGGCAATGGGCATCGAGGACGAGAAGATCGACCAGATCATCGACGAGCATGCCGAGAGCGTGGACGCGCTCAAGGCGCAGCGCGACGAGTTCAAGGAGGCCGCGGACAAGGCGGACGGTTACAAGAAGGAGCTGGACGCACTCAAGGCCAAGGGCGAGGGCGCGGGCGAGTACGAGGAAAAGTACAAGGCCGCCGTCAAGAACCTAGAGGACTACAAGGCCAAGGTCGAGGGCGAGAAGGCCGCAGCCGAGAAGCGCAGCCTGTACCGAGAGCTGCTCAAGTCGGCGGGCGTCGACCCCAAGCGCATCGAGACCGTTCTCAAGGTCTCCGACCTCGAGAACGTGACCGTCAAGGACGGCGCTATCGAGGACGCGGACAAGCTCACCGAGGGCATCAAGGCCGACTGGGCCGACTTCATCGCAACCACGACCGTCAAGGGCGCCGACGTGGCCCACGCCCCCAAGGGCGAGGGCGGCAAGGACATCAACGAAATGAGCACCGCCGAGTACATGAAGTACAAGGCGGAGCAGAGAGGCTAAGGGGTATCTATGTCGAACACCATCCTCACACCCAACATCATCGCCAACGAGGCGCTGGACGTTCTGCGCACCAACGCCGTCATGGCCAACCTCGTCCACCGCGACTACTCCTCCGAGTTCGTCGCCGGCGTGGGCGACACCATCACCATCCGCAAGCCCGCCACCTTCGAGGCCAAGGAGTTCACTTCCGAGGTCGAGGTGCAGGACGCCACGGAGAGCAAGGTCGACGTCAAGATGGACAAGCTGCTCGACGTGACGTTCGCCGTCACGTCCAAGGAGCTGACGATGGGCATCGTCGACTTCTCCGCGCAGTTCCTCGTCCCCGCCATGCAGGCCTTCGCCGACAAGATCGACGGCTACCTGCTCGCGCTCGAGAAGGACGTCACGAACCGCGTCGACCACACCAAGGGCGCCATCGCCGTGGCGGACATCGTCGCCGCCCGCAAGTTCCTCGTGGACGCCAAGGCGCCCTCCACGGAGCGCCGCTTCGTCTACGGCTCCCAGGCCGAGGCCGACCTGCTCAACACCGAGGCGTTCACCAACGCGTCCGCCGTCGGCGACAACGGCACCGCCCTCAAGGAGGCGTCGCTTGGCCGCAAGTACGGCCTCGACTTCTACTGCGACCAGAACGTGCAGAAGACCACGGCAGAGACGGCCAACTACACGCCGTCCATCGCGTTCCACAAGAACGCCTTCGCGCTCGTGACCCGTCAGCTCGAGATGCCGCTCGGCGCTCCCAAGGCGTACTCCACCTCCTACGACGGCTTCGGCCTGCGCGTCGTGCAGGGCTACGACCAGAAGACCAAGACCGACACCGTCTCCATCGACATGCTCTGCGGCGTCAAGACCCTCGACAAGAGCCTCGCCGCCGTCATCACCGATAAGCGATAGGCGCGGAGATGCTCGAGCAGGTGCTTCTGTCGCTGCGCAACTGGTTCGTCGCAGGCAAGCGCACGGGGCGCGTCCGCATCGAGGGCGGCCGCCTCGTGCCGCCCGCGGGGCTCGACCTCAAGGAGGGCCAGTACATCCGCATCACGGGCTCGACGTTCAACGACGGGCTGCACTCATGGCCCTACAACGGCCTCACGGACGAGGAGTTCGTCGGTACCGTCTGGGCGCTCGCCGTGCCGCAGGCCGTGGTCGACCTCGCGGACGAGATCGCGGCATGGCAGGCCGAGCACGCCGAGGAGCTGGACAGCCCGTATGCGAGCGAGAGCTTCGGCGGCTACAGCTACACGCGCGTCGGCAGTGACGGCCGACCGCTGACGTGGCGCCAGCAGTTCAAGGCGCGTCTCGACCCTTGGAGAAAGCTATGAGCCGCCTGTACGAGCGCATGCGCGTGCCGTGCGTCCATGTGGTCCGCAGGAGCGTGCCGGACGGCGAGGGCGGCTGGACCGAGACGTGGGCCACGGGCCGCGCCTTCTCCGCTTCCATCGTCCGCGACACCTCGGCCGAGGCCCGCGTCGCCGAGGCGGCCGGAGTGGCCAACACCTACACGGTGACGTGCTCCGAGGAGCTGTCCCACGGCGACGTCTTCAGGCGCGTGCCCGACGGGCAGGTCTTCCGCGTGACGTCGAACGCCGACGACGGCCGCCCGCCCGCGTGCGCGACGTTCAGCTTCACCCAGTGCTCGGCCGAGGAATGGAGGCTGCCGGATGCCGACTAGGACCGCGGCGCTCGCCGCATGGCTCGGTGGCTTCGGCATGCCAGCGCACTCCGCGCAGGCCGTGCCGGACGACGCCGAGCTCCCGTACATCACGTTCACTCCGGTATCCGGCGCGTGGGGCGACGGCGAGCAGGCCGTAACCGTCGAGATATGGCGCCGCACCGGGAGCGAGGCCGAGGCCAACGCCGACGCCGAGGCCGTCGGCCGCGCGCTGGGGCTGGGCGGCGTGATGCTTCCCTGCGACGGCGGCGGCCTGTGGGTCAAGCGCGGCTCGCCGTTCTGGCAGGCCGCCGACTCGGGAGAGCCCGGCGTCAAGCGCCGCTACATCAACCTCTCAATCGAGAACATCACGACCTTTTAGGGGGTCCCATGAAATACACCCAGATCCCGCAGGACACGTTCAACAACATCCAGCTGAACGCCGGCGTCCTGCTCAAGGGCTTCGACCCGGAGAACGGCACGCTCAATGCGACCGACATCCTCGGCGCGACGTCCGGCGGCGTCAACTTCACCGCCACGCCCAGCTACATCGACTACGGCGAGGACATCGACAACTGCCCGAAGAACATGAAGGAGCTCAAGCAGCTCGACGGCTGGGAGGCCAAGATGTCCGGCACGTTCGTGACCGTGACCGCCGAGCTCGCCGCCAAGCTCACGGGCGCCGCCGACACCGCCACCGACAAGGTGACGCCGCGCAACGAGCTCAAGGCCGCCGACTTCGCCGACCTGTGGTGGGTCGGCGACTACAGCGCGGTCAACGAGGACGGCACCAAGGGCGCGAGCGCCGGCTTCTGCGCCATCCGCCTGCTCAACTCCCTGAGCACCGGCGGCTTCCAGATCCAGTCCGGCGACAAGGCCAAGGCGCAGTTCGCCTTCGAGTTCACCGGCCACTACTCGATGGAGCACCCCGAGACGGTGCCGTTCGAGATCTACGTCAAGGCCGGGACGGAGGCGACGGCCTAATGCGCATCGACGAGTTCACGGCCGACGAGTTCCTGACGTCGGCGCAGCTGCTGGCCGAGGTGGCCGAGGAGGCCATGGGCGGCAAGCTGGGCGAGGAGGTCAAGCGCGCCTTCGTCTCCTACCGCTCCGCGGCCAAGGCTGCCAAGGCGGAGGCCGGCGGCGACGAGGCCGACGCGAAGGCCAAGGTCGAGATGGAGGCCGTCGACATGGTCGCGGGCCTGCTGCCCGTCCTGCTGCGCGAGGGCGGCGAGCTTTCGCTCAAGTTCCTCGCCGCGCTCGATGGCCAGACCCTCGAGGAGTACAAGGCGTGCTTCTCGATGGCGAAGTACGCCGCCGACATCAAGGCCGCGCTTGACGGCATCGACGCCGTCAAGGAGATCGCCGCGCCTTTTTTTCGCTAGCCGCCGACGACCCGGATCTGCTCTGGCTCTGCATGGGCGAGTACACCGGACCCCGGCGTGCTCGCCCTTTTGCTAGGTACCTGTCCGCGAGGCAGCGCAGGGAGGCGGAGGGGGCCGCGTACAGGGTCTACCTGACGGAGTCCATCCGCCTCGCCGTGCAGTCGCGCTACATCGCCACGCCCTACCTGGAGCTGGTGCGCGGCGCGGCGGAGCCGGCGGACACGCGGAGCGGCGACGAGATCGCGGCGGACGTAATCGGCAAGTTGGGATTGGAGGTGCTGTAGATGGACCTTCTCGACCTCTTGGTCAAGATCGGCGTCGACGACCAGGCGTCCGGCAAGGTCGACGGCATCGCCGGCGGCATCGAGGGAAAACTCGGCAAGGCGGCGGCCGCGGCCGCATCGCTTGTCGCGGCCGGAGTCACCGCCGTGGCCGCGGGTGTCGCGGCGGTGACCGGCATGAGCATGAACGCCTACGCCGCGTACGAGCAGAATGTCGGCGGCATCCAGAAGATTTTCGGCAACATGGGCAAGTCCCTCGAGGACTACGCCGCCATGACCGGCCAGACCGTCGAGCAGTGCTCCGGCAAGTGGCAGCAGCTCGAGCGGGCCCAGACGACGGTGCTGGCCAACGCCGACCGCGCCTACATAACGGCCGGCCTGAGCGCCAACCGGTACATGGAGCAGGTGACGGGCTTCTCGGCCTCGCTCGTCAAATCGCTCGGCGGCGACACGGTCAAGGCCGCCGAGTACGCCGACACGGCAATGGTCGACATGAGCGACAACGCGAACACCTTCGGCACGGCGATGGAGGACCTCCAGAACGCGTACCAGGGCTTCGCGAAACAGAACTACACCATGCTCGACAACTTGAAGCTGGGATACGGCGGCACCAAGGAGGAGATGCAGCGCCTCGTCAAGGATGCGCACGCCGTCAACGACGCCGTGGACGAGTCGAGCCTGTCCTTCGACAACATCGTGCTCGCCATCCACACGATGCAACAGCAGATGCAGATCGCCGGCACGACCTCGCGCGAGGCCGCGACGACCATCGAGGGCTCCTGCAACATGGCCAAGGCGGCCTGGGAGAACTGGGTGACGGAACTCGGCAAGGACGACGCCGACATGGGCAAGCTCACGACGGAGCTGGTCGAGTCGGTCGAGACGGCGGCCTCCAACATCGTGCCGCGCGTGGCGACCATCGTGTCCACGGCCGTCGAGCAGCTCCCCGGGGTCATAGCGACGCTGGCGCCGGTCGCCGGCGAGGCCTTCGCGTCGATAGCCGACAGCGCCATGTCGGCGCTCTCGGGCGCCTTCGGCGGGTTGGACGAGATAGGCGCGCAGGTCGGACCGGTGCTCTATGACGGAATCGTGAACGGTCTGTCGTTCCTCTCCGGCGCGGCGGCCGACATCATGACCCGGCTGGGCGGCTACCTGGCCGAGAACCTGCCGTCCATCATGGAGAGCGGCCTGCAGATTCTCACCGGCCTCTCAGAGTCCATAGCCGAGAACGCGGGCGTTCTTGCCGAGGGCGCGGCGAACCTCATAGTCGGTCTGGCGCAGGGTATCGCCGACAGCCTGCCGACCATCATCGAGCAGGCCCCGGTCATCGTGCAGAACCTCGCCGACGCGATCAACGACAACGCGCCGACGCTGCTCGGTGCCGGCATCCAGGCAATCGTGACGCTGGCGCTCGGCATCGTGCAGGCGATACCGACGCTCATCGCGAACATCCCTGCCATCTTCCAGGCCTTCCTCGCCGTGTGGTCAGCGCTCGACTGGATCAGCCTCGGCCGCAACGCCATAACGGCGCTCGGCCAGGGCGTGGCGAACATGCTCGGCTTCATCGGCTCCTGCGGCACCAACGTGGTGTCCGCCATCCGCGGCGCGATACAGAACCTGCCGTCGACGCTGTCGAACCTCGGCAAGGTCGCCATGTACAACCTGCAGGGCGCCATCTCGGGCGCAGTCGGTGCAGTGAAGGGCGCGGCGCTACGCATCGCGTCGAACATCGAGTCCTCCTTCCTTGGCTTGCCGGGCCGCGTGGTGTCCATCGGCCGCAACATCGTGCAGGGAATCGCCAACGGCATCGCCGGCGCGGCTGGCGTCGTGGTCAACAAGCTTACCGGCGTGGTGGGCGGCGCCATCGATGCCGCCAAGAACCTGCTCGGAATCCACTCGCCCTCGCGCGTGTTCCGCAAGATATTCGGCTACGTGATGCAGGGCGCGGCCCTCGGCATCGACGACACGGCGGACGAGCCCGTGAAGTCGATGGAGTCCGCCGTCGGGAAGGTCGAGCGCGCCGCGGCGTTCGATGCGACGGTCAGGGCCGACGGCCCGCGTTACGGCGACCGGACCATTTCCGGCACCGGGGAGGGCGTTGTCGCGGACGGCGGCGCATCGGCCGTTATCGGCTGGCTGGCCGAGAACCTGCCCTACATCATCGCGGAGTTCACGCCCGTCATGGGCGAGTCGGAGTTCGGGCGCAGGGCGAGGAAGGCGGTCGCGTATGCCTGATATCGAATATGAATCGGGCGCGGGGGCGGTCATCCCGCTCAATTCCGGCATCTACGTCGGCAGGCCGAACGACCTCTTCAGCCGCGAATGGGACTACAAGATCGGGTACCGCGCGCTGTCGACCGCCTCGCGCGGCGCCCGCAAGGCCTCGTTCAGGGCGGTCTTCGCCGACATGGGGCTGGCCGACGAGTTCCGCCGCTGCGCGGACCTCGACGTCTCGGGCAACACGCCCGGGACGCTGAGGGTCGGGGACTGGTTCCAGCGCTGCCTCGTCCTCGCGTCGAAGGTCGACGGGGTGCGGGACGGGCTCTTCACCGCTAAGATCACCGTCGTGCTGCTCGACGGCCTGTGGCGCAGGGGCTTAACGACGGAGTTCGCGCCCGTCATGGGCTCGTCCGGGTACGAGTTTCTCGACCTACCGCATGACCTCCCGTACGATCTCGGGCTGACCCCGCCGAAGCGGTACGCGCGCAACCCGGGGCATTCCGACAGCCCCGCCCGGTTCATCGTCTACGGGCCGGCGGTCAATCCCGCGGTCCGGCTCGACGAGAACCTGTACCAGGTCGACGTATCGGTGCCGGACGGCGGCTACATGGAGGTCGACCCGCTGCGGCGCACCGTCTCCGTGGTCTCCGCCGACGGCGACGTCCGCGACGCCTTCGGCAAGGCGCACCGAGGCAGCGGCGCCGGCTCGGGCGAGTATATCTTCGAGCGCGTGCCGGCCGGCACCTGCGAGGTCTCGTGGGACAACAGCTTCGGGTTCGACCTGACGCTCTACGAGGAGGAGGGGGAGCCGGCATGGTCCTAGTGGTGAGCGACCCGGCGGCCGGGGACGTCCGTGAGATCGAGGAATTCGAGCTTGACCTCGCGTTCGGCAGCGACGAGAACGCCCTGAAGCTCGAGGCGCGCGCCGGCGAGGCCCCCGAAGAGGGCCAATTCGTATTCATCGACGGGACCGAGTACGGCGGCGTCGTCGACGAGGTCACCTACGATACGGGCAGGGACGCCTCCGGCACCGTCCTGTGCAAGGGCCGCACGTGGCACGGCATCCTGGCCGGCAAGCGCCTCCTGCCCGATTCGGGCAGCGGCTACCTCGCGGTGAGCGGTAAGGCGGGCGAGGTGCTCGCGTCCCTCATATCCCGCATGGGGCTGTCCGGGCTGTTTTCAGCCGCCGTAGACGATACGGCGGTCAGCTACACCTTCGACCGCTTCGCGGACGGGTACGGCGGCCTGAAGGCCCTGGCGAAGGCGAACGGGCGAAAGGTCTCGATGCGCCGCCTCGGCGGCAAGGTCGAGCTGTCGCTGCCGCCGGTTGTCGACTATGCGGACAAGGTCGACTCGGACCTGCTCGACTTCACGCTGACGAGCGTCCACCGCTGCGTCAACCACCTGGTGTGTGCCGGCATGGGCGAGCTCGAGAACCGCGCCGTGGTCCATTTCTACGCCGACGCGGCGGGCAACGTCAGCCACGTGCAGAGCCTCTTCGGCGTCGACGAGATATGCGCGCTCTACGACTACAGCAATGCCGATGAGGCGAAGCTGGAGGAGGAGGGCCGCAAGAAGCTGCAAGAGTATCAGACCCAAGGCAGCGTCGAGGTTGCGGCCCACGACGATATCGACGTGGACGTGGGAGACATGATCTCGGCGCGCGACAACGCGCACGGGCGCACCGTGAACGCGACGGTAGCGAAGAAGATCGTGAAGGTCTCGCGCGGCGTTGCCGTGTACTCATACGAGGTCGGCGGCGAGACCACGACCAAGATGAGCAGCAGCGGAGTCGCCGAGAGCAGCGGCGGCGGCAGCGGAGGCGGCGGGCACGCGTACCTGGCCGGCAAAGGCCTGACGCTTAACGGCTACACGTTCGCCGCCGAGGTCGACTCCGCCGAGCTCAAGACCGTCGAGGCCAAAGCGGATGCGGCGAGAACCGCCGCCTCGAACGCGAGCGCCGCGGCAGGCGAGGCGCAAGAGGCCGCAAAGGGCGCGGCCACCGCCGCCGAGGAGAACGCCACGGCCATAGCGGGCAAGCAGGACGCGCTCGCGGCCGGCGCGAACGTCAGCATCGACGGCGCGACCATCAGCGCGAAGGATACGACCTACGGCGAGGCCACCGCGACGGAAAGCGGCCTCATGTCGGCGGCGGACAAGGGCCGGCTTGACGGCCTGGCCACGGGCGAGACGGTGCCGAAGAAGGCCGAGACCGCTGGCAAGCTCGCGGCTACCCGCACGGTGGCCATCTCGGGCGCGGTCAACGGCAGCGCGACGTGGGACGGCTCGGGCGACCTGTCGATAGTGGTCGCGGGCGATGCTGCGGCGGCGGGCTTTTTGGCCGCGCACCCAGTGGGGACGTACATGGAGACGAGCGGTTTCGACCCGTCGGACTACGGCGGCGAATGGCAGGCTGTGCCCAGCGTCGGTCCGTATACATGGATCAGGACGAAGTGAGGGAGACAGGCATGTCCAAGACAGACAACATCACGAAGTACACATGCGACCGCTGCGGCGAGAGCGTGTACCTACAGCAAGGCGCTGCGGCGGCAGGGGACTGGCGTGAGGTCGAGCGCTTCGATCAGTACGGCAGCAGGGCGACCCGCCTGCTGTGCAAGGGGTGCACGGACGAGTACAAGAAGCTCGCCGCCAAGCACGACGGCGAGTTCCAGCAGTTCATGAGCAACGCGAAGGAGTAGTAATGGCATTCGAGATAGTAGACGGCATGACGGGCACGAAGCATATCAGCTCGGACGATCTGGCCGCGCTCAACACCGCGACGGTCGGCAAGGCCGACTGCGTGCTGGAGTACGGCGACGACTTCGCGCTGACGATGCAGAGCGCGAACTCAGCGACGCTCGGCACCGGCGTGGGCATGGTCGGCGGCAAGCGCTTCTGGAACCAGGCGGCGACGAACCTGACCGTCCAGAGCGGCACGCAGGGCCAGAAACGCAACGACCTCGTCGTGGCCCGCTACGCGAAGACCAGCGCGGGTATCGAGAGCATCACGCCCGTCGTCGTCAGGGGCAAGCCCAGCACGGGGACGGCGGCGGACCCCGCAACGACCTCCAACGACCTGAAACTCTGGCGCATCCCGCTGGACGGCATCAGCGTCGGCACGCCCGTGAGGCTCTTCGGCCCCGTGGCCTCGCTCGCGACCCTCGGGGATTCCGTATCCCTGTACGAGACGAAAAACTGGAGCGTCGTGCGCGTGGGCATGACGGTCTACGTCCGCGCCACGCAGATCATCGCTGATCCTGCTGAGGGCATCAAGTGTCCGTACATCATTCCCGAGGAGCTGCGGCCGTCCCATGCCTGGTCCGCGGCGATGGTCACC